TACATGGAAATGCATATGTCCTAACAGTTAGAGATGACATGGGTGAGGTAGTAGAACTATATTGCCTTAATCCTAATGATGTTAAAATTGAAAGACCATTTCCAGGAGAACCTCTTGTATATAAACTAAGAGATGAATTAAATAACTTTACTCGTATTTTGACAAATAAGGAAATTGTCCATATTCCAATGATGAAGGTTCCTGGAAGCCATTATGGATTATCTCCAATTGGTGCTTGCCGTATGTCAGTTGGTATTTCTATGGCTTCTGATACATATGCTTCTTCATATTTTGGTAATGCCGCAAATCCTGCAGGTGTTATTGAAGTAGCAGGAGAATTAACAGATCAACAGGCTGATGATATTAAGCGTCAATGGAATCAGAATCATGGTGGCCCTTATATGTCTGGATCTACCGCTATTCTTTCTGGTGGTGCTGCATTTAAGCCTCTATCACTAAACGCTGCAGACGCACAATTAATTGAAAGCAGAAAATTCAATGTGGAAGATATCGCAAGAATTTTTAGAGTCCCTCTAAGTCTCTTGGGTCATAAGGCTTCTTAAGCCTAAATGATGTTCGTTCATTTGAAGATCTATCTCCACTTGGAGAACCAGGAGATCAATATAGACTTCCTCTACAGAATATTGATGCAGCCCAAGCACCACTTGTTGGTGATAAGATGAAGGCTGAGATTGCTTCTATTCTTGTTCAGGCTGGATATAACCCAGATGATGTTGCCAAGACTTTGGGCATGGAAGAAATTGGACACACTGGACTACCTTCTGCACAGTTGCAGCAGGTTGCTCTTATTGATCCAACAGATCCTGAGTCAGTCTATGGAGTTAAAGAATAATGCCATACGGAATATCCTCTAATCAAAGCGATTGTGAAAATTGGGCGGTAGTTAAAGAAGAGTCTGATGGCTCATATACTACCCTTAAATGCCATGATAATAAACAAGATGCTATTGATCAGATGGTAGCAATTTCTATATCAGAAGACATGGAACCACTTGGAGAAGTTAGACAAGTAGGAAATGTTCCTTCATTTATTAGAAAGAATGCTCAAAGAGGATTAGATTATTTGGCAGAAGGCTTTGGTGGTGACGGTTTAACTGATGCTACTAAAAGAGAAGCAAGAGAAATGGCAGCAGGTCGTATTTCTGAAAATAAAGTCAGAAAGATGGCACCTTGGTTCGCCAGACATAAAGCAGATGGACAAGCACCTAAGAATAGTAATCCTTCAGACCCACAATATCCAGGTCCAGGATTAGTTGCTTGGTTACTATGGGGTGGCAATGCAAACTTTGATGATGCTGCTCAAAACTGGGCACAACGCCAAATAGATTCCTTAAATAATGAAGAAAGTAAGACAAGGAGCAAAATGAAAAAGACGGAACGCCGTACCTTTACCGTCAAGGGCATTGAGGCGAGACAAGCAGACGACGGTAAACTGCGAATGGCTGGATATGCTGCGGTATTTAACGAAGCATCCTTGCCACTACCCTTCATTGAAAGAATAAGCCCTGGTGCATTTAGAAAGACTCTAAGTGAGACACCAGATGTTAGATTGTTAATCAATCATGAAGGCTTGCCATTAGCCAGAACAAAGAATGGCACAATGAAATTATATGAAGACGAAAGAGGTCTTTATTTTGAAGCAGAATTAGCAGATACCCAAGAAGCAAGAGATTTACATACTCTCGTTGCTCGTGGAGATGTTGATCAGATGAGTTTTGCATTTCGTGTCATCCGTCAGAAATGGAATGAAGACCGCACTGAAAGAACACTCACAGAGGTATCCTTGGCTGATGGAGATGTGTCTATCGTGACTTATCCTGCATATCCTGCAACTTCAGTAGAAGCCAGAGAGCGTCTAAAGAAGGCTATCTCTCAAATAAAAGAAGGCAGAGAAATAACTGGAGACTCTCTATTAGTATTAGAAAGCATATTCGGAGATCTAACAGAAGGTCATGAATATGTCATGAAGGCTGTAGAAGTTATGTCTGCTCTACTTGGAAATGGCGAAATGGAAGAAGATAGCATGGAGCCATATGAAGATGTAGAAGATGATGAATTAGAAATGGACAGTCGTGCTGCCGTTGGAGATTATGTCTCCTGGGATTCATCTGGTGGTACAGCAAGAGGTCGTATTGAACACATTATGAGAGAAGGCGTACTTGGAGTACCAGATTCTAACTTTAGCGTAAAGGCAGAAGAAGGAGATCCAGCAGTTCTTATTCGTGTATACGAAGAATATAAGGGTGGATGGAGAGAAACAGAAACTCTTGTAGGACACAAAATGTCTGAATTAAGATTTATTGATCCACTTCCAAAGCCAACTGAGGAAGCAAATATCATTCAATTAATTACAGATACACCTGGAGAAGGCTCTAAGGTAATTGGAGAAATTCCATCAACTCAATTAAATGTACCAATTAGAGGAATGTCTCTAAGATTGGCACAGGCAAAGAGAAACAATATATAATTCCTATTAGAAATAATAGGCGAAGTCGGAGCAGGATTCACACCCTTTTAAGCGTCGTGAAAATCCATTGCCACCACCTCAAACTCAAATAACTCACATAAGGAGAACAAACAATGTCTTATTTAGACAAATTGATTGAACGCCGTGATGCAGTTAAGGTAGAAATGGATGCAATTCTTGAAGCAGTTGCTGCAGAGAATCGTACAGACCTTACAAATGATGAATCAGCAAAGGTAGATGCCCTTGTTGAAGAATCACGCTCACTTGATTCAAAGATTGAAAAGTTCAAGGCACAAGCAGATGCTGATGCTAAGGTTGCAGAAGTTCGTGCAGCAGTAGCAGATGTTGCTATGCCAAAGACAACCGCTACAACAAAGATTGTAAGCGAACCACGCACATATACACCAGATTCTGGTAATTCATTCATTGCTGACGCATTCAATGCTCAGTATCGTAATGACTACTCTGCACAAGATCGTCTTGCTCGCCATGCTCGTGAAAACGAAGTTGAGCGTCGTGATGTTGCAACAGGTAACTTCGCAGGTCTTGTAATTCCACAATACCTCGTTGATCTTGCAGCACCATTTGCTCGTGCAGGTCGTCCAACTGCTGATTTCGCAACCAACAAGCATGTGTTGCCAAATGCAGGTATGACTCTAAACATCTCTCGCATGACTACAGGCACAAGCACTGCAGTTCAGGCTTCTGAGAACTCAAATGTTTCTGAGACAGACAGCGATGATACACTCTTGACTATTGATGTGCGTACAATCGCAGGTCAGCAAGATCTATCAAAGCAGGTCATTGAGCGTGGAACTGGCGTAGATGCATTCGTCGTCCAGGACCTCATTCGTTCATGGCACACCACTCTTGATAACCAGATCCTCAATGGTTCTGGAGCATCAGGACAAATTCGTGGTCTTCGCAACACCTCTGGCGTAAACTCAGTTACCTATACTGATGCTACACCTTCAGTTGAAGATCTATATCCAAAGTTGGCTGATGCATATCAGAAGATCCAAACTGGCGTATTTATGAATCCTACACACTGGATCATGCACCCACGCCGCTTGGCATTCTTGCTTGCAGCAGTTGACCAATCAAAGCGTCCACTTGTTGTTCCTACAGCAAATGGTCCAATGAATGCTATCTCAACAGGAGCAGGCTCAGTTTCCTATGGTAACTCAGGCTACTCATTGATGGGTCTTCCAATCATCGCTGATGCTAATGTCATCACAGATGGTGGAGCAGGAACAAACGAAGATGAAATCTATTGCGTAACAGCACCAGAACTACATCTTTGGGAGCAGCCAGGATCTCCATTTGCATTGACATTTGATGCAACTGGTGCTGGTTCACTCACAGTTAAGTCAGTTGTTTACGGATACTCAGCATTCTCTGCTGGTCGTTATCCTGCAGCCGCTTCTATCATTAGCGGAACTGGCTTAGTTGCACCATCATTCTAAGTTAGATTTGCATAGAGCACAGGGCCTCCCGCACTCTATTGCAATACTTAGAGTAATCTAAGGAAGGAGCAGGCTAATAGGCTACCCCGACTTGTTAGCCTGTTCCTTTTAAACGAGGGAACATGAAAAAACTTAAAAAGATTTTTAGAATTAAAAAAGAAACAGCAACAGCACTACCTAAAGTAGAAAAAGCCATGTTGCCTAAATTGGAGAAGAGGAGCAAATGAGTCAATCCAGTACAGTTTATACGACTTTGGCAGATGTTAAAAATGCCTTGCAGATTGAAGATACACTTGACGATACTGCTATTCAGGCTGCCATTTTGACTGCCAGCCGTCAGATTGATGAATATTGCCAAAGATTTTTTTATCAAGAGGGTACTCAAGCAATGCCTTCTGTAAGATACTATACAGCATATAGCCCTTGGTATGTAGAAACAGATGACATTGTTCAAATAACAGAATTAGCATGTGATCCAGATTTTGATCAGTCATATGCACAGATTTGGGAAGTAACAAATCCACCATTAGATGTTATGTATGAGCCAGTAAATAACCCTAAAAAGGGATGGCCTTACACAAGAATATTAGCAATAGGCTCATATGTATTTCCTTACTTCTTCCCACAAACAGTCAGGGTATCAGGAATATTTGGGTTCCCAGAAGTCCCATATGAAGTAGAATTAGCCTGCAAGATTCAGGCATCAAGATTATTTGTTAGAAAGCAATCACCATTTGGTATTGCTGGATCTGTAGAATTGGGTACAGTTAGATTAAATTCAAGACTTGATCCAGATGTAGAAATGTTACTAAAGACATTTAGAAGAAATAAAGGATTGGCTTACTAATGATTAAAATCAGTAAAGTAAGAGATGCTATTGGAAAGAATATAGAATCAATATCAGGTATTCGTATTTATGATCAAATACCAGATGTAGTTGTTCCTCCATGTGCTGTAGTGGGTCAATTAGATTTCACATTTGATGTTAACAATGCTCGTGGTTTAGACCAAGCATCTGTTGATGTTTATGTGATTGTTCAGAGAATATCTGAAAGAGCAGGTCAAGATAAACTTGATGAACTCTTAGGTGGAACTGGCAATAAGTCAATTAAGACTGCCATAGAATCTGATAGAACATTAGGTGGACTTGTAGATACCCTGAGAGTTATAAGTGCTGAAAGCGGTACTTATCAAACTGGAGATCAGACATTCTTATCATATCGTTACAACCTCGCAGTGTGGGGTTAAGGAGAAAACAATGGAATATATAGTTGCCTCACCTACAAAGGTATTAGATAAATCATTTGGTGAGAAATTGACAGAAGAAGAATTACTTGAGGCAGGAGCAAACATTGATGCGCTTCTTGCTTCAGGCAATATAGCAACAAATGCACCACAAGCAAGACCACAGGTAGCAAAGGAAGAACCTAAAGCACCTGTTTTTAATACAGAATATAAAGAACAAGGAGATAAATAACAATGGCTCGTTTAGTACTTACAGACGCAGTTGTTACACTAAATGCAACTGATATATCTGAATATGTCACAAGCGTCACATTAAATACACCAGAAGATGTTGTTGAGACTACATCATTCGGCCCAGTAGGAGCAAGAACTCGTACTTCTGGTCTTAAGGATCACTCAATTACTCTTGAACTAAATAATGACTTTGCTTCAGGAGCACTTGAGGCGGTTATACAAGGAATCGGAATTGGAGAATTGGCTTCTCTTACTGTAAAGCCTACTTCAGCCGCAACCTCACCAACAAATCCAATCTACAAAGCAGATGGAACAGGAACTGGCGCTTCAAAGGCTGGTCAGGTTCTAATCTCTGAGTGGACACCAATCAATGGTGCAGTTGGAGAACTCGCTACTGTATCCGTTACATGGCCAGTTTCAGGTCAAATCGTAAGAGCAACTGCATAGTAAATTATGGCAATCATAGTTTTAAGTGATGTTCAGGTACTAATTGGACCAAGTTCTGGAACTGTGGTAGACTTAAGTGACCATGTTTCATCAGTTCAGTTGTCTACAGTGCATGACCTTTTTGAAACTACGGTTATTGGAGATGTGTCAAAACGACAACTTGCTGGACTTGCAAATAACAGCGTAAGTTTTGATTTTCTTCAAGATTTTGCCAACAATTCAGTAGAAGATACAATTGCTCCACTTGTAGGAGGACTTGCTTATTGCAAAATAAAGCCAAAAGGCAGTCTTGTTACAAGCGTTTCAAATCCAAGATACGAATTTGAAATAACTATCTCAGAGTGGTCCTCGTTAAATGGTGGTGTTGGTGAATTATCAACAGCACGAGTAACTTGGCCCATTTATGGAGACATAAATAAATTTACATCATAACCTATGAAGGGGTAAAATAAAATGGATGGACTATTCATAAAAATCAAAACAACAGATGGAGAAGAAGGCGTATATACTATTCGTCCGAAAACTATCGTTGCTTTTGAGCAGAAATTCGGCAAAGGCTTTGCTAAACTTCTAACAGAAGATCAAAAGTTAGAACATATCTATTATCTTGCACATGGTGCGTTAAAAGATGCTGGTAAGGTTGTAAAGCCTTTCGGAGAATCGTTTCTTGACACACTTGAAGCAGTGGAGTTAGCAAGCGACCCAAATTCAGAATCCACAGAGACAGCCTAACCTATACGGTAGCCATGGTTTCTGTGGAGACTGGAATATCTCCCAACGATTTGCTTGAAGCACCGTCAGGTATACTTGAAGCAATTGTTATTTATCTAAAAGAAAAAGCAAAGGAAGCGAGCAGGAAATGAGCCAAGATGTGATAGTGTTGACTGGAGTTAAAGAGACACTAAGCGCATTGAAGCAATTTGACAAAGATGCAGTTAAAGAATTTAATAAAGTTATTAATTCTGAATTGCGTGATGCTAAAAAAGATGCACAAGGATTTGTCTCTGCTAAACCACCACTTAGTGGATGGAATACTCAACCTGCTCGCAACCCTCGTTCTCGTGGAGGTGCTGGATGGCCTGCTTGGGATCAAAGTATTATTAGATCTGGAATTACTTCCTCAAAGGCTGAAGGAAAAGTAAACAGGGCACAAGGATATACAACTTCTGCTGGTGCATTGAGAAATAAGTCAGCAGCAGGTGCTATCTATGAATTAGCAGGCAGAAAAGCAAGAGGCACTGGAACATTTATTAGTAATCTTGAGAATAAAGAAGGAAATGCCTCTCGTTTAATTTGGAAGTCTGTGGATAAGAATAAAGATAGAATTATAAGAAATGTCTTTAATGCATTAGAAGATGCTAAGAGGGCTTTACAAAGAAATTTAAGTATGAGGAGGACTTCATAACATGGCTACAGGTGCTGTAATTGCACGAATTGTCTCTCAATACTCAGATAAAGGTAGTAAGGCTGCACAAAAAGACATAGCAAAACTTACCAGAGAATTTGATAAATTTGGTAAGAGGGCTTTAAAGTCCGTTGGTTTGGCTGCTGCCGCAACTGCTGGATTTGCAATAAAACTTGGAAAAGATGCTGTACAAGCAGCCATGGAAGATCAAAAGGCCCAAGCATCCTTAGCAATGGCTCTTAGAAATACAACTGGAGCAACAAAAGAAGCAATTGATGCAAACTCAAGATTTTTAGATAGCCTTGAACTGCAGGTAGCAATTGATAATAATGAATTAATTCCTGCTCTGCAGACATTAGTACAAGGAACAAGAAATCTTAGCAAATCACAGCAATTGCTTGCCTTGGCAACAGATGTTTCGGCGGCATCAGGAAAAGACTTAGGCACAGTCGCAGTAGCATTATCAAGAGCATATAATGGTAATTTTACTGCTTTAAAGAAATTAAATATACCTCTTGATGAAGCAAAAATTAAGGCAAAAGACTTTGCAGGAATACAAAAAGATTTAGCGGACATTAGCAAAGGACAGGCTTCTGCTGCAGCAAATACATTTGCAGGTAAATTAGCAACTCTACAATTAAGATTTAATCAGGTAACTGAAAGAGTTGGATATGCATTAATACCAGTCTTGGAGAAGATGGTAGATCGTTTAGAAAACGATGTTTTTCCTGCATTTGAAAAATTTATTAGAATGAACCAGCAGGACATTGTAAATGCTTTTGCTGCAACCCTTAAACTTGCTGAAGATTTTGCAAGGGCAATGATTAAACTTGCTGATATTTTAAAAGACTTAGAACCTCTTCTTAAAATACTTGCAACTGGAATTTTGTCCATTATTGGATATGTAAAATTATTAGCAGCAACTACAGCATTAAAAGGATTTTTGGCATGGATGGTTGGAGGCCTAAAATTCTTTAGAGCAGAAATGGTTCTTATAGGTCCAGTAACCAGACAAGTGGCTGATGATTTTAGTTTCATGGGCTTTAAATTAAAAACTCTTGGTAGAGAATTAAGAGGCATTGGAGAAGTAACAAAACTTTCTGGCAAACTTAAAATGTTTGGACGAGCCTTATTTGTGGCAATGTCTCCAGCATTATTATTATTCGCAAAGATAGCAATAGCAATTGCTGCCGTTTATGCTGCATATAAAGGTATAAAGTGGCTATTAGAGAAATTTGCCAAGGATGATAGAAAACGAGAAGCCGCAAGAAAAATAGCACTTGAAGAAGAAAAGAAATCTATTCAAGTTCTTGGCATGACCTATGTGAATTATGCTAATCAGGTAAGACAATCAGGAAAAATGATTGAAGCAACCTCAGCATCACACCTTGCAGATTTAAATCGTTTAACAGATCAGATGAATGCTGCTAAAGAACAAGCAAGACTTGATGCCATTGATGCAGCAAGACAAGCAAGGTTATTGGCAGAACAAATAGCAGACGAGAAAAAAAGACTTTATATTCAGGGATTAGAAAGAAAAGGTGCTCAAAAACTTCTAACCCTTAATAGAACCCTTCTTACAGATAAAAAGAAGATGGAAGCACAACTTACTGCAATTAAGAAAAACAACCTTAAGTTAGATAAAGAAGGAATTAAACTTACAGATCCAGATGAGATGACTGCCATCCAAATGGAGGCTATTTATCAGAATCTTGTTAAAAATGGCAGAGTATTATTAGCAGAAGCAACCAAGCAACAAAAAGCGGCAGATGAATTAAAACTAAAGGCTGCTGAAGAATATAATAAAGCATTAGAGCGTCAAGCAGACATTGTTCAAAATCTTGATAAATTAAGAGCAAATGACATAGTTGTAATTGGCTATTTGGCTAATAAATGGAAAATGACTACAGATGCTGCTGATTTGTATATTAAGAGTGTTTTGGCAGTTGGAGAAGCAAAGGTAGATGATTCTGGAGTTCTTGCTTTAGGACTTGCTTGGAATATGGATACAGAACAAGCAAAGAAATATCTTGCCTTTACCGCCGCTATTAAGGCAGCACACCAAGGCCAATTAGGAAAAGAAGAACTTGAAGCACTTGGTAGAAAATGGTTCTCAGGTACTGATAACCCTACAGAGGCTGCTACAAAATATTATCAGGCACTTGTTGTATTAGCAGACCAAGAAGTTGGTGCAGATGAAGTAAAAGCCTTGGCAGAAGCCTGGAATACTACACCTGATGCAGTTGCTGCATATCTACTTGAAGTTGGAAAGCCATTTACTTTAACAGAAGATGCAAAATTAATCTTATCTGCAGAAATGATTGGCAAAATTGCTGGAGCATGGAATGCAGCAAGACTTGCATTGATGGCATATCTTAATGCAGCAAAAGGATTTAAGTTTGATATTCCTGGAGGAGTTCCTGGAGGCACACCGTTTGTTCCTGGAAGTGGCAATGATCCTGCAGTTATTAAAAAGGCAGAAGAGGCAGCAGCAGCCGCCGCAGCCGCAGCAGCAGATGCAGAAGCAGTGGCAGCAGAAGCAGCAGCCGCCGCAGCAGCAGCAGCCGCAGCAGCAGATGCAGCAACAACTCTGGGTGGCATAAGAACTGCAACAACCACAGATGAATTAAATGCTGCCGTTAATCTTGCAGCGCTTGTTGGAGAATCAGCATCAGATATTGCTAATGCAATGATGACAGGATTACTTGGACAAGGTGTAGATACTGCCTCAGCAGCCTCATCTGCCAGATATACAGGCATGGCAATTGCTGAAATGCAAAGACAGCAGGCACAGGCTGCAGAAGACGCAGCAGCAAGAGCAAGAGCGTTTGAAGGCTATAGAACTAAAGAGGCAGAAGATTATCTTGATATAAGAACTGGAATGCCTCTTGATGGAGATGGCTGGAGAGGAGCATTTGTTTCTCCTACATCAACTGCTGGATCAAAACTTGGCTTTGGTGGAGGAAATCTAATGGCTGGTGGCTCAGTAAATGTTACAGTAAATGTACAAGGATCTGTAACAGCAGAACAAGATTTAGTTCAGACAATTAGAACAGGTCTGCTCTATGGGCAGGGCAATGGTGATAGCATAACATTGCAGGCGATCTAATGCCAAATCCAATATTAAAAGTAGAAATTGACTTTGCAAGTGGTCCATCATTTACATATCCAATAATTCTTGATTCAGTTACTCAAGGATTGCTTGATATTAATATTTTAGGTGATGTACCTCAAGATGTTGTAGATATTTCTGATCAAGTACAAAGAGTATCAACTCGTAGAGGTCGTAACCGTATTCTTTCTAACTTTGAGGCTGGATCTGCGACGGTAGTGTTAAATGATCCTAATTCAGACTTTTCACCAACAAATACATCATCACCATATTATGGCAAATTACTACCATTAAGAAAAATAAGAATATATGCTGAATTAGATTTAGGTGCTCCATCAGGTGTAGTTCCAATTACTATATTTTCTGGATATATTACTTCATATGATACAAACTTTGCTCTTGGTGTATATGATACTTCTACAGTTACCCTGCAATGTGTAGATGGATTCCGTCTTTTAAATAATGTTTCTACTGATATTCCACCAGTTCCAGGTTGTACTGCAGGTCAATTATCTGGAGCCAGAATAAATGCATTATTGGATTGGGCTGATTGGCCAGGATCATTAAGAGCAATTCAGCCAGGAGAATCTACTATGCAGGTAGATCCTGGTGGAAATAGATCAGTATTGGCAGCAATTCAGACAATTGAACAGTCTGAGTTTGGTGCTTTCTTTATAAATCGTCAAGGTCAGGCTACATTCTTTGATAGAGATGGTCTTGCAGAATTATCTGATCAGCCACCAAAAGAATATTCTGATGATGGCACTGGATATACCTATAACTTCGTAGATCTTGCCTATGATGACCAATTAGTTCTAAATGATGTTACTGTAGTAAGATATGCTCCAGAAGGTACAATTCCTGCTCCAGTACCGCAAATAGTTACAAATCAAGACAGTATTGATACATATTTCTATAAGTCAGGCCAAAGAACAGGCGTACTTATTGAAACAGATGCAGAGGCTCTAAACATTGCTCAAATGCTTGTTGCTTCTCGTGTTGATGCTGAACAAAGAATTGATTCTATGTTAGTAAGCCTCCAAGGTGAGACTGATCTAAGTAAAATATTAGAGACTCTATCTATGGAGATTTACCGAAACATAAAAATCACTAAAACAATGCCTGGTGGATCTACAGTAGTTCGTGAGTTGTTCTGTCAGGGTGTTAATCAAGACATTACTCCAAATTCTTGGAATGTAACTGTCTTTACCGCAGAACCTATCATTGATGCTTTTATATTAGATTCAAGCACCAACGGTATTTTAGATACAAACGCTTTAACTTACTAAGAAGGAGAATAACATGCCTACAGGCAGTCCAAATGCTGGCTACCTTACCTTTAACACAGGTGATGTATTAACCGCAGCACAGGTTCAGTACAACCTGCAGAATCAGTCAATCATGTACTTTGCGTCTGCTGCAGCGAGAGATGCTGCCCTGACAGCAGGGATTGTTCAAGAAGGTATGTTTGCCTACCTTGCTGATACTAACACTACAGTTTATTATGATGGTGCTGCATGGCAATCATTTGGTACTGGCGATGTAACAGGCTTAACAGCAGGTACTGGTATTACAATTACCAATGCTTCTGGACCTGTTCCAACAATTGCTGTGTCAACAAATCCAACACTTACCTCACCAAAAGAAACAATTGAGATTGTTGCTGCTGGATCAACAGGTACTATCAACATTGATACTTTAACAGCATCTGTTGAGTACTATACTGGTGCTGCAACAGCCAACTGGACACTAAATGTTCGTGGAAATGGAGCAACAACTTTAAACTCAACAATGGCAGTTGGAGAGCAAATCTCTATTGTTTATCTTAATACAAACACTGGAACAGCCTATTACCCAACAGGTTTTACTATTGATGGATCAGCAGTAACTCCTAAGTGGTTAGGTGGAACAGCACCTTCTTCAGGTAATATTAACTCAATTGATGCTTATGTCTATACAATTATCAAAACAGCAGCATCAACATATACAGTTTTAGCATCACAAAATAAGTTTGCTTAATATTTAAATAAGGAGTAGAAGTGAGTCCACTACAGCGTTATCCAAGCGGTATAGGTGTACATTTAAGAGTTGTAGCAGCACCTACTCCTACGCCAGTTCCTGTCCCAGTCCCAGTCCCAGTCCCAGTACCAGTCCCAGTACCAGTCCCAGTGCCTGTGCCAGTACCAGTCCCAGTTCCAGTTCCAGTTCCAGTACCAGTACCTGTGCCTGTCCCAGTACCAGTACCAGTACCAGTGCCAGTACCAGTGCCAGTACCTGTGCCTGTACCTGTACCTGTACCTGTGCCTGTTCCAGTTCCTGTGCCTGTACCTGTACCTGTACCTGTTCCTGTACCAGTACCTGTTCCTGTACCAGTACCTGTACCAGTTCCTGTACCAGTTCCTGTACCAGTACCTGTTCCAGTTCCTGTACCTGTATCACTTCCATATACAACATGTACTTCAGCAGATGTTGATATCCTATGCTGTAACTCAACAGGATGTAACTCTGGACCTCAGTTCTGCTCAAGCGGTGCTGCATGTGCTTCTGGTCCTAACAGATGTTACTATCCAGAAGGATGCTACTAATGGTATACTTATCCAAGGAGAATAAATGCTAAACGATATCTTAATTAAATATGAAGTAGATATAAACTCTGTTCCTGGAGACTCTGTTGCTCTTGCGTGGGTAATTGACGGAGATTGTTTATACGATCTTCCAGTACCTAAAGATTATGTTTCTATGTTTTTAGAACATGATGAGGTAGTAGATATTTCTGAAGACTATCCTGACTATGATGGAATTGTAGTTAGATTCCTCAAAAATGGCGAGGTAGTTGAAGAATTAAAGACCACAGAGTACTTTGGTACAATACTATTAAGCGAACCAACAGTAGTTAAATTAAATATGTATCCATATGGTAGATATGTTCAATCTCCTTATGCAAAGTTTGATGGAGAAAAATTCATCATTACTAATAGAGATGTTACACACCTACCAGCATGGCATCCAAAAAATCCAAATACTCCTAAAGGGTATTTTGAAGAATTTACTAAATAAGGAAAATCGGGGTTATGACAAAATCAAGATGGCAGCAGTATAAAGAAAAAAATGGAGTTACTCCATTAGACATGCTCAATCCACAGACTAAAAGAGCATCTGAAGAGTTGGCTACACAAAGACTTGACATATGTAAAGCATGTCCAGAATTAATAAAAATAACAGGGCAATGTAAACAATGTGGATGTTTTATGTCTGCTAAAACTACATTAGAAGCAGCAAAATGCCCATTAGGGAAGTGGTAATATGTCAGAAAAATATCCAGTAGTAATAAAAGATCCTTTTATAGTAAAAGATATTTTATCAGAAGAAGATCTTAAAAACCTTCAAAAACATGCTATGAATTTATGGATTCACAGTCCAGCATACGAACCTGGCTTTGGTCGCCATCAATGGCATGGAAATCCAGAAGTAGATAGAATTCATCATTTACTTACTGACATAGCCAGAGAAAAGTTTGGAAGTCCAACACTCAAGCCATCGTGGGCTTTAATGAGCACCTATGAAGGAGAACAGGCAAAACTACATAAACATATTGATGACAATGCCTGCACCTATCATATTGATCTATGCGTATTCCAAAAAGAGCCATGGGACTTGTGGGTAGAAGTAAATGGAGAAAACATTCCATATAAATTACAAGAAAATGAAGCCTTGTTTATGTATGGCAATGATCAATTGCATTGGAGAGAAGCATTCCCAAGCCCTAAGACCAATTTAGTCTGTAATGCATTTTTCTTCTTCTGTGAGCCTGATCATTGGTATTTTGAGCATGGGCCAGAATATCTACATACTCACATTAGAAAAGACAAGCCGATAGAAGATACTCCAAAGATGATGTAAATGAAGAAGTTATTTTTTCAGTTATACAATCCATGCGGACTTTTTAATCAAATAACAAGTGTTGAACTTGGAGTGGGATTAGCATCTAAAACTGGAAGACAACTTGTTTGGCATAATATCAATAATCCATTTAATCATGACTATAATGCTCGTGTTCCTATTTATTCAGCCAATTATGCATTTAATGACAGAAATGGCCTGGTAGACAGAGATATCTATCCAAAGATAACTGATTTACTTACTTGGAATAATCAAGAGTCTAATGTATTTATAGACGATATAGTTGAGACATTTTCTTCAGATGCCGTCAAAATTAATAATCTAATGCAATACTACTCATCAGATGTAGAAGATTTTGAATTTAGTGAGGGCAGGACATTATTAGAAATAAATCCAGATTATGACTATGACATAAGACAAACTCTTGGATACTATAGTAGATTTTTTAATAATAGATCTATAGAACTAAATAACGAATTGTTATCTGTAAGATTTAAGCCAGAATATTATGAATTAGCACAACAAATTGCTAAGTCCCTTGGAAATTTTAATGGTGCTCATCTAAGACTAACTGATCACATAGTTAGGGTAAACACATCAGAAGATTTATTCAATAATGGATTATCTATGTTAGATGGGAACCTTCCTATAGTTTTATGTACAGATGAACCAAAAAATAAAATAATCTCAGGTTCTGATTATCAATTTATATTATTAGATGACTACATCTTACAAAACTTTTATAAAGAATTTAGAGAATTAAAATTTAAAGAAGAAGTTTCTTTTGGAATTATTAATAATTTGGTTATGCACTCAAGCCAAGATTTTATAGGAACACCAGGAAGCACATTTTCAGGGTATATACAAAGAAATATAAATCAGGCAAAAGAAATAGAATTTAAGTTATTTGGAGAAAGCCACCAACAGAATGGTAAATATTCTTGGAATGGTCATTATCACGACACTGTAACAAAGCAATGGTGGAGAGAATGGAAGGAATCAAAGATATGAAAACAGCATTAGTACTTGGAGCAGGTGGACTAATTGGTAGCCATTTAGTTAAAAGACTAAAAGAAGATGGCTTTATAGTTCGTGGTGTAGATTTAAAATATCCAGAACATTGGAAGACATATGCTGATCAATTTATTATTGGCGATTTAAGAGATCCAAAATTTGTAGAAGAAGTTTTCCACACAAGATATGACGAAGTATATCAATTAGCAGCAGACATGGGTGGTGCTGGATATATTTTTACTGGAGATAATGATTCTCAGGTTATGACAAACTCTGTACTTATAAATGTTAATGTTTTAAGACAGGCAGAAAAGGTAGGAGTTAAGTCAGTATTCTTTTCTTCTTCTGCTTGTATTTATCCAGAACGAAATCAGATGGATACAGACTCAATCAATACTCGTGAAGATTCTGCTTACCCTGCAGATCCTGACACAGAATATGGATGGGAAAAGTTATTCAGTGAGCGTTTGTATCTTGCCTACAATAGAAATTATGGCATGAAGAACAAGGTAGCCAGATATCATAATATCTATGGACCATATGGCACATGGGATGGCGGTAAAGAAAAGGCACCAGCAGCCATTTGTCGTAAGGTAGCCCAAGCAACAGATGAAATAGAAATTTGGGGTGATGGAGAACAACATCGTTCATTCCTATACATTGATGAATGTATTAAAGCAACAGTAGATTTTTATAGGCAAGATAATCATTTCGGACCAATCAATATTGGTTCTGAGAGAAATGTGTCTATAAATGAGTTGGTGGATATCGTCTGTGAAATAGCAGGTAAGAAACTAACTAAGAAGCATGTGCCAGGTCCTCTTGGTGTCCATGCAAGAACATCGCATAATGAACTAATCAAATCTGTATTAGGCTACGCTCCAGATGAAAACTTGGAGTATGGACTTACTCAGACTTATCAATGGATACAAGGAGAACTAAACAAATGAGCATAGAGCAGTGGGCAGGCTTTATAGTTTCTGCAATCACAATAGCAGTAGCATTCGTAGGATCAATCAAGTGGCTTGTAAAGCACTATCTAAGCGAACTGAAAACAAATGGTGGGACCAGCCTCAGAGATCAGGTCAACAGACTTGAATCAAGAGTAGATGAAATATTTATTTTGCTTCTTGAGGCTAATAAGCCAAAGAGAAAGAAGACTTTTGTATCAAAGGGTGAAGAATGAAAAAATCACAAAATGGATGGCCTGCGTCTGAAGATCAGAAGGAAATAGGTATAGAGATTTTCAAAATCAAAGGCACTGATAGAAAAATGAGACTACAGAAAGACGCTGGAGTAATCTTGGCTGCTTTTGCTGCTGAATTTCACGCTCAAGTAGAGCCTATTGATGAGGGTCAGATTGATGATTGGGCATATGCATATAGAGATGTTAGAGGTAGTGATTCTGTTTTGAGTAATCACTCATCAGGAACAGCCATAGATCTCAATGCCACAAAGCACCCTCTTGGAGCACAAAACACATTTACTAAGCAACAAACAAGGGTAATTAGAGAATTAACTGAGAAATACGGTCTTCGTTGGGGTGGCGACTATTCAAAGCGCAAGGATGAGATGCACTGGGAAGTGGTTGAAACACCTGACGAAGTAAAAGCAAGAATAACTAAAATGGGGTTAAGAAGGAGTAAGAAAAATGGCTAAAGCCAAAATCGTAAAATCCAATAAAGAAAAAGCAATTGCAGTAGCACAGTCATATTTGAGAGCATCTCTTGCCTCAGTATTGGCTTTATATCTTGCAGGTCAGACTGACTGGAAGGTTCTTGCAAATGCATTTTTAGCAGGGCTTGTAGGTCCAGTACTTAAGGCTCTTGACCCAAAAGCCACAGAGTTTGGCAAAAACAGCAAATAAGAGTATAATTAGATATTAAGATCACAACGCTACACACATCCAAAGGGAATTTTGAGCGATTCAGGTCTTAAGGAAAGGCCTTGGAGAAATCTGAGGCCTTTTTTACATTTTAACTTCTATGACTTGCCCTACAGTGGCCTTTAGAGGTACCTCAGAGCCTAATAGAGCGACTTTCAGGGAGCGGATTAGAAAAAGTACCTTAGCCAATAGATAGGCACCTCTATTAGGTTCCTATGCGGGAAGTATTTTAATTGCCCATCTTGGATCAGGGCTATTTCTGGTCTTATAAATAACAGACCCATATTTATTAATTAATTTAACTAATTTGGCTTCTTTGGGTGTTAGACAAACTCTTTCACCTAATTTGCCAGAACGATGCTTATCTCCAGCCGCAGTAGTAGTAAAATTTAAATGACAAACATTACAAACTTCTACTGATTGTGGCAGGATTTCACCAGTATATCTGTTTCTATGATGATGCGGTGGTAATTTATTCATGGTTCTATTCTATAACTACCTGCCAATTACTGTCAAGTAGGGTACAATAGATTCGGGTAAATCGGGCTTAAAAAGGAGCAATCTAATTATAAGCAAAAATACACTAATCGGAAGCCTAATTGTATTAATAGTAGTTTTAATAGTACAATTAACTTCACCTCAGCCAGCGATTCCTGTAATATACAAAGAAAGGCCACCTCT